TTTACTCCAGTCAGCACTGCTACTTCACGACTAGAATTTACAAATCATGGTTTAGAGACATCTGATAGGGTAACATTTACATCTCCATCAAATTACTTTAAAAATATAAAAAATAACGATATATTATTTGTTAATAAATTTAACAACAATGAGTTCTCATTACATAGAACAAAAAGTGATGCTTTATTAGGTTCTAATAAAGTCAATTTGTCGTTTAATAATATTACCAGTCCAAAATATACTATTACTTCTGATCAGATAAATCCTTTAAATTTTGAAGAAGCTGTTTTAGACCTTAGTTACAAAAACGGTGTCATTGACAATATTTTGATTGTAAATTCAGGAAAAGGATATATTGAATTACCTACGATTAGAATATCTGATGGTGGTAAAGTTCAGGGCAACGATACTTGGTATGTTGATGTGCCATTTAGTAAAAATTCAGAAAGACTTGTGGATTTTGCTGGACCTCTGGTCTCTTATTATAATTTTGATAAAGAAAACTTTAACGAATTATCTGCAAGAGTTTTAAATACAGATAATTCTGTAAAAACTCCTGGATTTACGGAACATACTGTTTCTTATACAACTGTACCAACAGCTACATTTAATTTTGGTGTCAATGCAAAAGCAACTGCATCTACATCAAATGGATCTATTGTATCTCTATCAATTGTAGATAATGGAACAAATTATACTATCCCACCAATTGTAAAAATTTCTGGTGGTGGTGGAGAAGATGCTGCAGTAACATCAATTATTAATAGTAGTGGAAATGTTTCTGGATTTAAAATTTTAAACGGTGGGTCTGGTTATGTAACAGAACCTAAGGTAGAAATTATTTCCGCAGAAACTATTAAAGCATCAGTTTCACCAAAGTTAAGAGAGTGGACATTTAATTTGGTAAGAGAATTAAATGCTTTAGGTAGACTTGACTCTTATGGTGGTTATGTTTATGATGATGGAGACGAAAAACCATATTCTGGGAGTAGTAAATCATCATATAAATTAATTTCTTATGAAAATGACTTCCCTAAAGATATTGACAAGAAGCAATATTATTTGATACAAAATACTGATAAATTATTAGCAAGATACATTCTTGAAAAAGCTCCTTTAGGATATGCTGATTCAGTAGCAACAGCATTAGGCACAACAAAGGATAACCTCACACAACAACAAATACTTGATAACTTTAATTTACACTCACCTGCTATAACAGTGTCATATGATGGTATTCCAGTCTATGGAAGCAGAAGAATTCTAAAACAAAGAAACGTACCTTTAATTACAGATATTACAAATTCAGGTTACTCTGCTCAATTTGATGAAGCAAAATCTATGTATAGATTGAAGTATGATGTTGTTACTTCAGGCACTGCAGGTAGAACTCAGGTCAATTATACAGATAACGATGGTAATGCACAAACAGCATATGTGTTGATCTCTAGACCAGGTGGTCCTTCAATAACAGATTTTCCAATTGGAACTTTTATTGAAGATTATTTCTATGACGAATCAAGTGCAACAGATGATTCTCTAGATAAACACAACGGAAGATTCTCCATAACCCCAGAGTTTCCTACTGGTAGATATTGTTATTTTGCTACAACTAAATCGTTTGATCCAATTACAGATCAAATTATTGCTGATTCTGGTATTTCTTTTAAAGGATTCCCATATTTCATTGGAGATGAATTTGCATCTGAATATGATGATTATATGAATACCAGATGTAGAACTAATGATAGAATTCCATCATTCTTTAAGAGATCTTTTGAAAAAGATATTGATGATATTCCAGGACTATTCCCTGGACTAATTCATAACGATGAATATCCAAGTGAAGATGATGGATCAACAAGAACTGTAGCAAATTTAACATCAGTCTCTCCTGGATCTGTAGATTCAGTAATTATAGAAAACAAAGGTGATAATTATAGAGTTGGTGATAGATTGGTATCGAATAATGAAAGAACATTTGGATCTGGTTTTGATGCTATTGTTTCTAAAGTTGGCGGTAAAGAAATAAGAAAAGTTGAATTAAGTAATGATGGACTAGAAACTACATTTACTACTAATAAAGAACATGGACTTGCTATAAATGATTTTGTTTACATAAATTATATACAACCAAGTTATAGTCTACTAATAAATTTACATAATAATTTTTTATCTAATCCAGTCTCTACTTCAAAAATATCTGAGTTGGGAAATTTTGTTTTAAATCCATCAAATGGAGATGTATCAGAGTATAATAATTTTACTTTTTATAAAATAAATTTAAACTTTAAATATACATATCAACTCAATATTCCAGCTAACTCTGATTGGAAACTTACATATGATATTGATAAAACCAATGAATTCTTTACATTAGAAGATTCCCCAACAAATACAATTGTTTTGAATGCAAATAAACTTCCAAATAGACTATATTTGCATATTGGTCAAAAAATTTATGAGATTAATAAAACAAGAGATTATTTTGGAATTCAAAAAGTAATTTCAACCGAACCCAAAAAATTTACTATAAAAACCATAGAATCTGCGAGTGGATATGAAACTGAAAATATTTCATATACTGCTAAATCTTTTGGTGCGTTAGGACCTATTGAAGAAGTTTCTATAACTGGTTCTGGTAGTGGATATAGAAAACTACCAACCATTGAAAAAATATTGAAGAAAGGTAGCACCACAGAGATTGCCGGTAATGGAAAAGCTATAATTCAAACCAATTCGAATACAATTGGTACATTACAAAAACTTGAATATAGTTCAGTTGGGTCATCTCTAACATCTAGTAGTACTACAGATTATTATCTAAACATCCCAGCAACAGCAAAAATAGTAAATAATTTTGAAATATATGATGTAGAAATTTTGACTGGTGGTAAAAATTATGAAGAAACAGTAACTCTATTGGTCAATGGCGTTGAGTCTAATGCAATTTTAGAAGCAACTGTAAATCTTGGTACTATTTCAGCTGTCAAAGTAATTGATGGTGGATTTAATTATAGTGAAGAACCAACAATTACTGTAAAACCATCATCATCAACTACACTCACAGTAAGAGGTAGTGGTGCAACATTTAAAGCAAAAATTAGAAGAAAAAGTATAACTAAAGGATCAAAATTAACTGGTAATGTTAATTCTATATTGTTCCCAGTTCCAATTGAATCAACTGTAGTATCATTTGATTCTATATCTTCTGTTTTAGAATTTGATGAAGATGCCGGTCAATTTAAAGATGGTGATAACATTTATTATGGTGGTATTTTGTATGGAAAAATACAAAGCATTAGAAGAACTAAAGCATATGCAAAAGTAAGTCCTATAACTAATATAATTGAATCTAGGACTGACATATCTGGTAAAACTAGTGAATATTTGCAAAGATTAACTGATAGTAATTACTATCAAGATTGGTCATATAGCATTACTTCTTCTAGAGATACTAAAGAATGGAAAAAATCACAAGATGAAAATACACATCCAGCTGGATTTAAACAATTTGGTAAAAAGATAATTGAAAGAAGAAAATTCTTCTTTAAAAATCCACTTGACGTATTTAAGAGTAATCTTATTTTCTCACCAAAAATAACTGGTAAGATTGATAGTTTTGTTAAATTATCACCTTGTGGAAAACAAAGATTATTCTTACCTAACGTAGCAGCTTTTAACATAGACAGTTATATTGTTGGAACCGAATCTAATGCCAAAGGTAAAGTAATTGATAAAACAGAAACATCAATTATTATTGAATTATATGATAATGTTAATTTTATAATTGGGGAAATTATTGTTCCTGTATCCCAGGAGTTTGTGAGAGGAACATCATCAGCAACAAATAAATTATTCAACTTCTGGAATGGTATTTTCCAAGAACCAGGAGTTAGTTATGATGCATCTTCAGGATCTTCGATTACATATGTACCAAGATATACAGTTGGAGATTCTGATAAAATTATCATCCATGAAATTACAGAAACTGTTATAGTAGATGGTGTTGCAGTAGCAGACAAATACATTTCATTAGATAGTCAAACTTTACCAGCAGGTCAAAATTCAATTTCATTTAGATTGAACAGAGTACCTTATGTTGTAAATTCATCTAATTTAGAAAATTTTATAGTTTCTATCGGCGGTGTGGTGCAAAATACTGGATCTATGACTGCATCTAACAATAGTATACTGTTAGGTGGATCTGCATCTATAGATTCTAAAGCCTTTGCTATAGTCCATCCAAAGTTATCAAAATTAACTTTCCAATCTTCCAATGGAAACAGTGGTACACATACTATTACTAGTGGTCAAACAATTACTAATGATTGTCAATTATTAATTTTTAGAGAAGGATTATTACAATCTCAACTAGTAACAAATTATACTAGAAGTGGTAATACTATAACTTTGACTGGTGGGGAACAAATTGATTCGGATGAATTATTTGGTTGGCATTTTAATGGTACTATTACATGCAGTGTAACTGATGGTTCTACCATTAACCAAAATAAGTTATTAAGAATACTTAATTGCGAAACAACTTTCTTCCGTCAAAAAATTGAATCTAATGCTGAAAAGAGACCAGAATCTTTATATGAATTAAGAAAAGAAAATATTAGTGGTACTGTTGCTCTTAATGGTGCTTCTGAAATAACTGGATTTGACACTAGATTTACATATACTACACCTAGAACATCAGAAAGTTTTATAGAAGTATTAGATCCTATTGATTTTTCAGGTGGTCACACTTCGATAACATTGAAGAAGAATGGACAAAATTATTCTCCAGAACATGGTCATGAAAGTTTAATTGTAATGGTAAACAATAGAACTCTACAAGAAGGAACTGACTATACTCTTGCTACTGGTCCTCACAGAATTTCATTTACACAAGCATACACTTCTTCGGATAAGGGCACTATTTTAGATGTTCATGGTTCTTATGTATCCAAGAGACTTAATAACTTACAAGTTCTCCAGGATGACACCAAAACTACATTCAACTTAACTCATGATGGTGTTCCAAAATATGTTAATAACATTAGTGATATTTTTGTTGTTAGAGATGGGTTACTCAAAATTCCTGTTAATAACTTCGTTGATCATAGAAATGTGACTCTAGAAAGTCATACAGTTAATGATAATAAAATTACTTTTTTAGATTCACCAGCTGCTAATGAAAATATAAAATTAGCGTATTTTACAAGACAACTATTACCATCTTATACTAAAAATGTAGTATTAGACAGACCATCTTGTTTTACTGGCAATATTTCTGTTTTCCCAATAACTCAATTGGGAGATTTGGTATCTCCTGCAAATATCAATAACTTGTTTGTAATTAGAAATGGTGTTGTGCAAAAACCATCTACAGATTTTACTATATCTGGAGATAAACTAACATTTACAACTGCTCCAAGTCATGATGAAACTATAGAGGTATTTTACTCATATGATGGTTTAAATCAAAATATCATGTTAGATAATCTAACAGGTATTAATGGGTCAACTACTACTCACCAACTAACTAATAGTGGAACAGCATTCACTAGTGCTTCTGCTGCTCATGAGTTATTTGTAGTTAGAAATGGAGTTGTTCAGAACCCTACTCAAGATTATACTGTTAGTGGTAGTCAGATTACATTTACAACTGCACTACAAACTTCAGAAAGCATTCATATAATTTATGTTCATGCTGCGACTGAAATAGGAATTTCTTCCTCCACAGCAGTAGACACAACAACACATGAATATACATTAGCATCTGCAGCAGCATCTGGTGATGAAAATCATTATGTTGTTTATGCAGATGGTGTTCCAAATTTATACAATAAAGGATTTACTTTCCATAACAATAGATCAAAAGTAAGATTAACTCATAGAGTAGGTCAGGTTCCGACAGATGTATTCATTGTTAAATATACATCAGTAACAACGATTGATGATGTTATAGACTGCCCAGATGGAGTTAGAACTAGATTTAGATTACTTCAGAGTGGTGCTAATCTTACACCAAGTGAGATTGTACAAGACGCTGATATTTTGATTGTTCGTAATGGTGTTGTATTAGAACCAGGAGTTCAATATACAATAGGTGCTACCAAAAAATATGTTGATTTGACTTCTGCACCTGCAGCAAATGATGAATTTTTCTTTGTCAAGATGTATGGTAATTTAAAGAAAACTCTAACTAATGTTAGTGGAAATATCTATGATCTTTCCGATACCTATACGGATGATGACGACAAAGAGGATTTAGTTGTATTCTCTAATAATACATGGAAATTTAGAGGAGATGGTTTTGATTTTACTGATAACAATACTATTCAATTGACATCAGCTCATACTACTGGTAATTTGTTTGCAATTAGGTTCTTTGGTGGATTTAATAGATTAGATGATATTCATACACCATTTGATGGTTCTAGAACTAAGTTTAACTTATTCTACAATAATGATAATTTTGTTGCTCCTGGAACTATTGATAATGACAACATCCCAGATAGTTCTAGTCTGTTTGTGTGTAAGAACAATGATGTATTAGAACCTGGACAAGACTATACATTAGTTGGTGATATAAAAACACAAATACAATTTACTACTGCTCCTACTTCCAGTGATGTTATTAATGTATCTGTTCATGGTAGTTTTACAAAATTAGATACTATTGCAAGTGGTTCTGGTACAATGTTCTCATTAACAAAATCAAGTGCTGCATATTATCCAAATGCTGATATTGAAAGACCAAGAGATCACGAAAATCAAATTTTAGTATTTAAAAATGGTGATATTCAAAGTCCAATTTATGATTATTATATTGATAATAATAAGGTTGTATTCTTAACTGCTGCAACTGGAGAGAGATTGACATTTGTTGATTATCGCGGAACACCAAATGATGTGAAAGTAATTAATAGATTAAATCAACTTTCTGTTGGTGATGAGGTAACTATACCAGGTGAGGATTATACTAGATCGGTTACAGAAGTTCGTTCACCAACAGTCGCCATTGCTAAACAATTAATTCCTAATGGTAAATTTATTTCTGGTAATAGTTATATTGCACATGAGGTGAAAAAGAATCAGAATAATGTTTCTGTAGGAGATACATTTACAGCTTCTGGAACTACTCATAGTGATGTAACTGTTGCCCTAAATAATACTACAACTCTTCAAGATAGATCACCAACAGGGTTTGCTGGCACAGTTGCTTACTCTAATGGCGAAGTTAGTAACATAACTTTGACTAACGGAGGAGATCATTATAAAAATCCTATTGTAATTCGTACAAAAGGACCTGGAACCAGTGCAAAAGCAATTATTGGCGCAGGAATTGGTGGTACTTTAGATGGTACAACAATTGATCTTATCTATCCAGGTGAAAACATCTATGTAGATCAAACTGCAGTAGCAACTTTATATGCTTCGGTTTATAAGAGATTGCCACTACACAAATCAAACATAAGAAAATCAACAAATTTACAAACAAGTGTTAACACAACTGTTGAAACATTGGTTGTAGGAAATGTTGCTGATCTGCCTTCTAATTCACCATCAATTACACTTTCTGGAACTGGTGGTGGTGTTCCCACATCATTCCAAATTTATATTTCTAATGGAGGGGTTAGAAAAGTTGAAATTCTAAATGGTGGATCTGGATGGGATGACCGTAGTATAGAAGTTGAAGTAACTGGCGGTGGTGGTTCTGGTTGCGTATTGGAACCAGTTTTAAATAATTCTGGAACAATTACAGATCTTATCGTAAGAAATCCTGGTACTGGTTATGATACGTTTAAAGTGATTGCATATGATAGAACAAATAACACCAGAGAAGTTATTGATTATACATCTGTAGACACCAGCAACAATACAATAAAAGGTTGCACTAGAGGAGTTGCAGGAACCTCTGCAGTTTCTCATGCTGCAAACGTTGAAAATCCAGATAATCCAACAACTGGAACTATGATTTATTTTGACAATTATCTCTGATAAATAAAAGTACAATAAAAAAAGCGGAAGAATAATGCCTTCACTAGTCACTGATAATTTTAGGGTTTTTGCTGCCCAGCAATTTATGGAGTCTCTTGAAGAACCATATTCTGATGCAAATTCCAATACTGTAGCTGATAATACTGATGCTGCTCGGGCTTACAGAAGTAAGATATATTTATTTACTGGTAGATCGACTCCATGGAATGCCGAAAGGTATGCTGCGGGACAACCTGAAGCAAGCGGTGTTAGTGAACTAAGTCCACCCGAGGCATATGATTCATTCAATGACATGAATGAAATTTTTGATGATATGATTTCGGCAAAAAGAATTACCAGATCTGACTTATCCCAAGTAATTAGAAGAAATACTTGGAATCCGAATGTCAAGTATGACATGTATAGAAATAACTATACAACAGTTAACCCATCAATTAACGGACAAACTAGTTTATATGATGCACAATTTTATGTAATTAATAGTAACTATCAAGTTTACAAGTGTATTTCAAATGGACAATCTCCGAGTTTTCCAAATGGAAGACAATCTACAGTTGAACCAACTGGAACAACCACATCTATCATAGAATCTCCATCCGATGGATATAGATGGAAATATATGTATACTATTGATATTGCTGACTACATTAAGTTTGTCTCCACAGACTTTATGCCCGTAAAAAAAGATACTACTGTTGCAGCAGCTGCAATTGATGGTTCGATTGATCAGTTAGTGATTACAAATGCTGGTTCTGCATTAACAAACAATACATATTATTGTGCAATTGTTGGTGATGGATCTGGTGCTGTAGCTCAATTACAAGTTACTGGTAATTCAATTACATCTGCGACTCTCCATTCCGTTGGTTCTGGATATACCAGAGGTACAGCTTTACTCAATAAAGTATATACGGATTCTGGTTTGAGTGTTGGTCAAACTAGTTTATCGACTGGTTCTATCGAAGTTGTAATTTCCCCTCCAGGTGGACATGGTTCGGATCCAGTTGTTGAATTGGGTGGATATAGAGTAATGATTAATAAAACCCTAGACTTCCTAGATGGTGATGGAGACATTCCAGTTAATTCAACGTTTAGAAGATTTGGTTTATTAGCAGATCCAACAGATCAAAATGGTGATGATTTGATATCTACTACTGCTACTGCTTGTTTATCAATGAGATTCCCTACAAGTGGATCTGGAGCACCTTCTGGTGATTTTACTCCTGGTGCATTAATTACACAATCAACTGGTCTTACACCTACCCATGCAGTTGGTGTTGTAATTCATTATGATTCTGTTACTGGTGTTCTGAGGTATTATCAGAATGAATATATTGATGATGTTGCTCGTGCTTCTGGTGATGCGGCGTTTGTTGCAGAAAGATATAAGTCAATACCATTTTCTGGTAGTAATGAAGTAACTCAGACTATTAAAGACTCGAATGGTAATGTTGTACAGACTGTTAGTGGAACTCCTTCTGGTACTACAACTTCATTTGGTATTAGTTTTACTAACGGATATGCTTTACCAGAAGTCAAGAAAAATAGTGGTGATGTAATTTACGTTGAGAATAGAAAAGCAGTCAATAGATCTAACGACCAGACTGAAGATATTAAATTGGTCATTGAGTTCTAAAATAAATAATCAAAAGAAAAACCCCTGAAGGTTCTATAATGCAGGAAACAAATCTTAAAATATCACCATACTTTGATGATTTTGATAGTTCAAAAAATTATCAAAAGGTTTTATTTAAACCAGGTTATTCTGTTCAAACTAGAGAGTTAAATACTCTTCAGTCTACACTACAGAATCAAGTTGAAAAGTTTGGTCAACACGTTTTTAAAGACGGATCTATTGTAATACCTGGTAATGTAAACTATGATTTGAGTGCGAAGACTGTAATGATTCAGTCTTTGATAAATGGAGTATCGGTCGAAAACAATATTACAGCACTAATTGGAAAAACTTTAACGGGTGCTGATTCCGCTGTCAGAGCAGAAGTTACAGGGGTTCTTACTGCAGCAGAATCAGAAAAGGATACGACCACGTTATATGTTTCGTATAATTATGGTGGAAACGAAGAAAATGGTACTCAGTTAAAAGAATTTAAAAATAATGAGGTTTTACAGGACTCAGACGGAAATTCTGTAGCTATAACAACTGTACAGAATGCAACATCATACACTGGTTCAACTGTAAATATTAATGCCGGCGTCTATTTTGTTAGAGGATTTTTTGTAGAGGTCTTATCTCAAAAAATTATTCTAGATCAATATAATACAAAACCATCATACAAAGTTGGTCTTCAAATTATTGAAAGTGTCGTTACATCAGAAGAAGATGCGACTTTATACGATAATTCTTTAGGTACTACAAATTATGCTTCTCCTGGAGCAGATAGATTAAAAATTGAATTAAAATTAGTAAAACAAAATTTACTAATTACAGAAAATTCTAATTTTATTGAGCTTCTTAGGTTTGAAGAAGGTAAGATTACACAACAAGCAGATGCATATCAGTCTGCATATGCTCAACTAGAAAAAAATCTAGCAAGAAGAACATATGCTAATCATGGTAGTTTTACTACACAACCATACAGTATAAAGATTAGAGAAGCTTTAAATGATGGTGAGAATGGTGGTGTATATTATGCAAATGAAATTAGTTATGATGGTAAAACAATTGTAGAAGAGATTCCAACTGGTGCTACAGCTGTAAATATAGGAGCAAATGAATATACAGATGGAACTAGTAAGTATATTGTAGGAAGAGATTATTATGCTATAGAATTATCTGAGGGTAAGGCATATGTAGAAGGATTTGAAGTATTAAATGAAAGAAAACAATATGCTTTGGTTCCAAAACCAAGAAGTACGCAGTCTTTAAACAATCAAGGTTCTGTATTGCAGATTGGTTCTCATATTAAAATCAGTGCATCTACTGGTACAGTAAATTTTAATGAGGTTCTTTTATTAAAAGATGTTGGTGGTAATACCATAGGTACAGCAAAATCTATTGGACTAGCAAACAAAAAATTATATCTTAGAGAAATTTCTTTATATGAAACTTTAACTGTTGCTGATGTGGCAGATTTTGTAACTGGTGATTTTGCGACTGGATCTGTTTCTGGAGCTACTGCATTTGTTGATAATGTTGATAGTAGTGGTAATACTATAAGACTTAGACAAGTTTCTGGTACTTTTATTGTAGGTGATGAACTTGTTAATAGTAGAGTTGCTAGTTCATCTCTTGTTCCAACATGCTCTGTTACAGCTATTTCTAGAAAACTATTAGAAAATGTAAGAACGATTGATAAGAGTAGTGGATTTTCATCAACTGTTAAATTAGATTCAGTTTCACTGACGGGATCTTCTTTTACAGTTTCCAGTAATACTTCACTTACTGGTGTTAATACTGCATTTAATTTTGAACTTTCTGCTGATTCTAGAATCAAGTTAGGTGGTGAAGCTGCTGTAGAAGTTACAACAGCAACTAGTAGTACTGTTACTTTATCCGCCAATGTTGTCAATGGGACATATTATTCTGCATCAAAACAAGTCTGTAAACTATATTCATCACCAACTGGTTTAACTAATAGAGTATCACTAAATCCAATCTTCAAGGAAAGTGATTATGTGCATAATAGATTAATAACGGAAACACAGACTGCATCAGGAACTGCTATCACTCTTCAAACGTCTCCTGGAGATCTTATTGATAAATCTACTATAGTCATTGTTTCTTCATCTGGAATTGTTGATAATAGCACATTAACATTTTCACAAAGTGATTCTCATACTTTAGGTATTACTGGATTAGCTAACGCAAGTCATACAATTTATTACCAAGTAAGAGTTTCAAATCCAACTACTAGGAAAAAAACAAAGAGATCATATAAATTTTTAAAAGTTGATAAGGAAAAAACTACCGCCAATAGTGTATATGGCACTAGATATGTTGATAAAGAACTTTCTTTAGTATTTCCAGATGTAATTAAGATTCATGCAGTTCATGAAGCATTGAATGCTGGATCCGCTGATACTGCAATGTTTGATTCGGTATTATTGAACGATGCTTCTAATATTAAAGAAGGGGATGTTTTAACATTAGGATCTGTTAGAGCAAGAGTAATTTCTAAAGATTCTAATAAAGTATACATTGTATATTTGTCAACAACTAAATTCCAAAGTGGTACTAATTTAGCTGTATCAATTAATGTCCCTGGAAATAATTTAGCATTAGGCATTTTTATTAAAGAGTGTACAAATGGTAAATATCGTGATATTACAGATGATTATAAACTTGTAAGAAACGATACTGCTGATTTATATAGAGTTTCCAAATTAGTTAGAAAGTCTAATGCAGCAGAACCACAGAAAAAGATTGTAGTTGTTTATGATTATTTTGAACATACTGAGTTAGGAAATGATTTCTATTCTGTTGATTCATATGGTGATTTAACATATGATGAAATTCCATTGGCATATAATTATGTTTCTATGGCAGATTTAATTGATTTTAGATATTACACATCTCCATCAACAACATCTGGTGGCACTATTTCATCTCCTTATATTGAAAGTCAATCAGCGCTTGATGTTACTACTCGTACTATTGCTAGTGGCAAAGTTCCATTCCCAGAATCTGTTTTTGGTATTGATTATCAGTTCTACATGGGTAGAGTTGATAAAGTATATCTCACCGCAAGTTCAGAGAAGTATGGTTATATCACTGGACAATTAAGAGTTGTTCAGGGTGCGGATTCAATTGACCCAGCATTAGCTGATGACGATGGTGCGGGATTACTTTTGGCAACAATTAAGTTACCACCTTATCTAAAGAATGTTTCTGAAGCTGAAATAACTTTAGAAAAAACTAGAAACTATACTATGAAAGACATTGGAAAACTTGAAGAGAGGTTGACCAATTTAGAAGAGTATACTTCTTTAAGTTTACTAGAAGTAAGTACAAATAATTTAAATATTTTAGATGAGGAAGGTAAAAATAGATTTAAGAATGGTTTTGTTGTAGATAGTTTTACAACTACAGATGTTGCTGATTTATCCAATCCCGATTATTCAGCATCTATAGACTTAGATAAAAATATCGTAAGACCATATCCAGTTGTTAATAGTTCTGGTTTTTACTACGATACATCTCAAAGTACAACTAAATTTAACAGAACATATATTACATTACCATTCACAGAAACTCCTTTAATTTCCCAAACTTATTCTAGTAGGGTTGAAAACTTATTCCCATATGAGGTATTTTCTTGGGTAGGGAACATGGACTTGTTCCCTAAAAAAGATATTTGGTATGATACACAAAGAGAAATTATAGAAGGTCAAAATATTAATTTAGTTGATTCATATACAGCTCTCTTTGATTTAGTTGTTCCTGGAGGTCAGATCTGGGGTGACTGGGATCTTGGTGCAGGTGGATCTGTACGTGGTGGCGGTGGAACCAGTATCACAGATATAATGTCTGGTACACAGTTTGATGTTTCTAGTTTGAATTTTGATATTCAATCTGGTGACACTATTCAAAATATAACAGATATTAAATACACCAGATCAAGAATCGTAAATGTAAGTACATCTTTATTGAGACCAAATACTAGGTTTTATTTCTATGTAAATGATGTAGAATCTAATTCTATCATCTATCCAAATTTACTAACAAATTTAACTCAAGTCACTGGAACTTTTGTTGTTGGTGAAAAAGTAGATTTAATTCCTAATAGAGATGTATCTAATTTTAGAAGAGAAGCAAATAATTTATCTGCTACTGTAGTTGAACCAACTTTATTTACTGATGATACTCTTGGTTTTTACTCTGTTTCAGATGGTTATTCTTCTAGTACCACTAAGTTAGCTATTTCTGATCTAAGATCCACTGATGAATCCGATATTAATCCTACTATTATTGGAACAGATTTTACAATTGTAGGTAGAACTTCTAAAGCTAGAGCAAGATCAAAAGAACAACAACCATTATATACTGATGAATATGGTAATCTAAATGCGTTTGTATTAATTCCACCTACTATGTTTGAAACTGGTGATTTAACTTTCTCAGTTTCCGATGTTCCTGGTAATCTACAAGTTAAGGGTATTACTGCTTCTTATGCGATTGGTCAGTATTTCACCCAAGGTACTCAACTAAATGTAACCTCTCAAGTAACAACTCTAGAAGTACCAGAATTAACAGCAACTGCTATTACAAGAGAGAGAACAAGATTCATTCCAGATCCACCTCCTGCACCAGCTGGTCACGACCCTATTGCACAATCATTCTTTATCGGTGAAGAAGGAACATTTGTTACTTCTTTAGATTTATATTTCTTGACAAAAGATGAAACTCAACCAGTTACGGTTGATATTAGAACGATGGAGAATGGAACCCCAACTAGTTATATTGTACCTGGATCTATTACTACAGTTGCAGCAACAGATGTAAAAACATCTACAGATGCTTCTATACCAACTAGATTTACATTTGATAATCCACTATATCTGTCAAGTAATGTAAGTTACTCCTTTATTGTTAGAACAACCAATAAGAACTATAATCTTTGGGTTTCTAGACTAGGTGAATCAGATGTAACAACTGGTTTGATGATAGATAAACAACCATATGTCGGTGTTCTTTATAAATCATCAAACCAAAGTATCTGGACTCCTGATCAATACGAGGATGTTAAATTCATATTAAATAGGGCAAAATTTGAAACAAATACTACTTTTGTTGCCGCTCTACCAAATAACCCAGTAGTTGATCAAAAATTAACTAATAATCCATTTACATTTGCTGATGGTTCATCTATTGTTAAAGTATTCCAAACAAACCATGGAATGAATCAAGTTGGAAATAAAGTTAAGATTGATGGTGTTTCATCAGATATTGTAAATGCACAACTAACAAGTACTATAAGTGGAGAAGCAACTACAATATCAATAACTGATATTGCTGGTACTACAAACTTTAATCCAACTTCTGAAGGTTGGGATGTAATTGATAATGCAACTGTAACGCAAGCAAATCCTGGATTTGTAAGAATAGGGGATGAAATTATTTCTTATTCTGGTGTTGCAACTAGTCAACTAACTGGTTGTGTTAGAGGACAATTTGGAACTCAAGCAGAATCCCATGCTACTGGAACTGTTGTTGAATGTTTCCAATTAAACGGAATACTTTTAAATGACATCAACAAAGTTCATACAATTACTAAAGTAATAAGTGCTGATGAATATGAAGTTACCGTTCAAAATTCAGCAAACTTAACAAAACAATCTGGTGGTAACAATGCAATTGCATCCAGAAATACTCAATATGAAACTATAAAACCAAAATTCAATATATTCTCTCCAACAAACACAACTGCTACTATAACTGCAGGAACCACCTCTGGTACAAGTATTGGTAATGCTAATCAAAGATCTTTCCAACTTAGAGGTGCAGAGTCAATTGATAATTATGTAGAGAATACAATGAATGAACCAAAAATTATACTATCAGAATCAAATAAAGTTTCTTTCCAACCTTCAGGTGCTGGTAGTTTGACAGCTTATGTCAATATGTCTACTACATCAGATATGGTAAGTCCAGTCCTTGATCTTGCTGGATCTTCTATAATTACAATTTCAAATAGAATAAACAAAGAAGTTGATAGTAATGGCAGTATTGATGTCACTTCAGAATTGACTCCAACTGGTGGTAAACATTCCGCATATATTACAAAAAAAGTTATTCTAGAAACTTCTGGAACTTCGGTAAAAGTTTTATTTGATGCTATTAGAACGGAACGCAATGATATCAAGGTGTTTGTTAAAGTAAAAGGTGATTCCACTCCTGGTTCTTTTGATGATATGAATTATGAAGAAATTCCATCAGTTTCATATCCTACTTCTAAAAACAATAAAGAGTTTAGATCTTTTGATTTTGAAATAAAATCATTAAGAGAGTTCCAAGAGTTCAGTGTAAAGGTTGTCATGATTGGAAACGATCAGAGTGATGTACCAAAGATCAGAAACTTTAGAGCATTAGCACTTGCATTATGATATGAAAGAAATTCAAGTAGAAGGTCATCCAGATTTAGTAAGAAATACTAATAACAAATCTATAGTTAACAAAAATAAGTCTGAATATGAGACTTATATGAAATTGAGTAGAAAGAGAGAGTCTGAAAAAAATAGAATTTCTAATATGGAGTCAGATCTCTCTTCTCTTAAAGGAGAAATTACTGAAATAAAAAACCTCCTGAGAGAGTTAATTTCTAAGTAGTTTTATAAATACTAGGGAAATGAACTTTCGATATAAATAAAAATAAGTGGTAAACACCTATGGCGGCAGTACACAATCTTTATATTGATCAAGGCGCAGATTTTTCTGTAGAGATTGGAATCTTTGACGATTTCAACACCCCTTGGGATTTGAGTGGTTACTCAGCTGAGGCTCATATGAAAAAATCACATTATAGTTCCACTTATCATGAATTTAGTGCAACTCCAGGTGCTAATGGTATTATTGCTCTTTCCATGACATCAACTGTTACTGGTGCAATTGCCGAGGGTAGATATTTGTATGACATTGTTATTACTTCTGCCGCCGGGCAAAAAACCAGAGTAATTGAGGGTATAGCAACTATTAATCCAGGAGTAACAACATGAAAACGAAAGTTACAGTATCAAATAAACCTCAGGTTATTACAGTTAGTAGTGGAGGAGTTAGTACGCTAACAAATCTTTCTGACGTGAATTTTAATAATGCTACTGACGGTGCGGTTTTACAGTATGACGCAGCGACTAATACATGGATTGCAGAAAATGTTCTTGAGAAATCCGGCCTTCAAATTAATTGCGGCAACTTCTAATCCTCACAGGTAATAAAAATGGCAACAATCTTAAAGATCAAAAGATCTAGTACTAACCCAACAGCAACACCTGGTGGGCTGGGGCAAGGTGAACTTGCATATGGTGAAGGTACTAGTACGTATACAGACGCTCAAGGGGCTTCAGTAACTTCCCACGGTAAGTTATTCGTTGGTAAAGGATCAGAAACCAACGGAATTGCCGCTGGACTTGACATTATTGGTGGTAAGTACTTTACAGATCTTCTAGACCACGGTCATGGAACAGTTACCGCAAACTCTGCAGCAATTGTTGACTCTGCTAAAAAGGTCAATGAATGGAACGTAGATAATATTACTTTAGATGGAA